AATGGGCGGAATGGGCGGAAACTACACGATTAACGTCAACGGCGGACTAGCGTCAAGCGCGGAAATAGGTCAGTCGGTCGTTAACGCAATTCGCGCATTTAACCGATCAAACGGGCCCGCAAATATTCAGGTTTCATAATGTCGGCGACGATCGTTCAATCTGGCGAATATGACCTTTTAATCGATACGGGATTTGCTTTAAATGGAATGAGATTAAATGACCCCGTAAAAGGAATTTTGTCGGGTTATACAACTATGACCACACGAACAAACTTAATGCTTAACCCGAATTTTGAAGTTAATACGGTCAATTGGGCCGCAGTCCAAGCGGGTACAACAATTACAAGAATTACAACTGATAATTATATTGGAACGGCAAGTTTACAAATTGACGTTACGGGATTAATAGCCTCCGCGCGGGCGCAAACTTCAACAGTAAACCGTATGCCCGTAACCGTAGGTTTGCCGTACATGATTTCGGCGTGGGTAAAAGTACCTACTGGACAACCTTCGGTTTCCTTGCGTATCCGAACCGCCGAATACACGGCCGCCGGAGTAAACCAACAAAGTCAAATTAGCGCGGCGACCGTAGTTAGCGATACTGACGGCTGGGTGCGTTTGTCTTATTCTGATACACCAATTTCAGGAACCGTAACTATGTTGATGGGCGTAGAAATTTCTAATGCTCCCGGAAGTGCGCGCCGATGGTTGGTTGACGCCGTTTTGTTTGAACAATCAGCGAGCCTCTTACCTTATTTTGACGGCACCTATGCCGACCCGTACACGGGTTACACGCTTACTAGCCAACAATGGAACGACGTCCCAGATAACTCAAGTAGCACAGCCACATGGGGATTAAATACCAGTTATATAGATACGGAATATATTCTCAACGGAAATATTAATTATGCTTCGGTAATTGACGGAGCGACAAATATTTCCGTTTTCCGTGGGCGTCGCGATATCGGCGATCAAGGAATCCTCGCCGGAACTATGTCTTTCGAATTGCTTGACACGACGGGAATTTTTAATCCGTTCGACGATCAAGGCCCATATTTTGATCCTTCAAATAATCAACCCGGGCTCGCTCCATTACGTCGCGTAATTCTTAGCCGGGAAAACGAAGTTTTATTTAAAGGCTATATAACTACCTATTCCTATTTATTCGAACTTGGGGAACTTGATCGCGTTTCGGTGAATTGCGCGGACGATTTCTATTATCTCGCCCAGACGTATCTTTCCGAATGGAACGTCGACGAACAACTTTCAAGCGATCGCGTAACCGAACTTTTAGATCTGCCCGAAGTTAACTTTCCAGCCTTGGAACGAAACATTTCGACTGGAACCGTAACTCTCGGAGGGGCGGCCGCTTACACGGTCGCCAACGGAACCTCGGTCGCGAACTATGCCGCGCAAATACAGCAAGCCGAACAAGGACGAATTTTCATTGATCGAAACGGAAACTTTACTTTCCAGCCGAGGCTTGGGAACACTCTCGCCGGCTCGGTTATAGATTTTCACGATAACGGCGATATCGGAACCGCTGGTTACGACGCGGTAGGGATCGCTTTCGACGCGGATCAAGTGGTCAATCGCGCTTCCGTTGAACATTTAGGAGGCGGTAGTCCGCAAGTAGCCGAGGACCTCGCCTCCCAAGCCCAATATTTAATCCAGACGACCTCGATCACGGGCTCGCTTTTGCATAACAACGCGGCCGCTTTAGCCCTTGCCGAATATCTTTTGGTTCCGAACCCCGAACCGCGCTTTACCGAAGTTTCCGTTTCGTTCGTTTCCCTAACCGAAGCCCAGCGCGACCTTGCGGCCGTGGTCGACATTGGGGACACGATCACCATACAAAAGTCAATCCAGCAAGGCGCGACGTCTATCGAATTCGCCCAAGAACTAGCCGTCGAAGGCGTACAGCACCAAATTAACGTCTTATCGGGCCATAGGGTCACGTTCTACACTTCCCCGACAACGATCGTCTACGAACTGATTTTGGACTCGGCGCAATATGGCCTACTTGACGCGCTCAACGTGGTTGGGTGAATTAGGATAACGCTATGGCTTTAACTACTTTTGTCGCCGGCGATGTCCTAGAGGCTCAACAACTTAACGATAGTTTTTCGTTTGTTCAAACAACGTACACAAGTTATACGCCGACCGTTAGCGGTTGGACTCCCGGAAACGGAACCTTCGCAAATACTTATTACAGTACCCCGGGGAAAATGGTCAACTTTCAAGGCGCTTGGACCTTTGGTTCGACTAGCGCGGTAACAGCAACAGCGTTAGAAATGACTTTACCAGTGAACGCCGTCAGCGCCTCAAACGATCAAATTTACGGTTTATGCACGTTTTTTGATGTGTCAACAGGCGTGCAAGTTTCAGGTTATACACGAATTCAAAACGATACGGACATGTTTTTTTATTGGCACGATCCAGAGGCCGCTCCGATAGCGGTACGCCTTGAAAGTTGGATTACAGGCTTAACGCTGCCATTCACGTTTGCAACTGGCGACAAGGTTTCGTGGAACATTACTTACAGGGCGGCATAACATGACGGATTCTTGGAACTATCGAACACCATTCGACGACCCAAACGAGGAAATTCCTTTAGAGTGGATATGGGAAAGATTACGTTTAAAGCGTGACGGTTTACTAAAAAAATCAGATTTTAGAATCGTTTCCGACGCGCCTTGGGATATTCAACCATGGCTCGAATATCGTCAGGTTTTGCGCGATTTACCTTCAACAAATGACGATCCGCGTTTGATTGAATTTCCTATTATTCCCGAATGATTTCATGGATTCTGGCGTTTTGGTTTCTCTTATCGGTGGCGGCTTCGGTTTACTCGGGATATTGCTCAATAAAATCATTAAAGAAAACCGATCCGATCATGGAATTGTCCGAGACTCTTTAAACCGAATCGAAGTAAAATTAGACGGACACTTAGAGGACCACAAATGAAACCAAAAGACAAAGCAATGATCGCCTCATATTTGCGATCTTTTATTGGCGCCGTAACCGCGCTTTATATGTCGGGGATTACCGATCCAAAAGTTCTAGTTAATGCAGGCGTCGCCGCAATTATTCCGCCAGTCCTTCGCTGGTTGAACCCTAAAGATCCATCGTTCGGCCGTGACAATAGCCAAGGCTAAACAAGGCGTTCCGAACGCGCGGGACTACATCGGTAACGCCGACGGTCCTTCACCTAAACCGCGCGCTGGCATGGACGCATGGATCAAACTTGCGATCGCGCATTCAAACGGAATCTTTTTTAATAATGGTTCATACGGCCAAAGAGACGCCAAAGGAAAACCCGGAACGTTAAGCGTTCACGCGACAGGCCGCGCGGTCGATCTTTCATATCGCAAAACAGAAAAGAATCCGAACGCGAATCGTAAAGACGCTCGCGCTTTTATAAATAAAATCGTTCAAAACGCAAACGAACTTGGCGTTCAAGCCGTCCTCGATTATTTCCCAAAAGATCACGGCGCCGGCTGGAGGTGTGATCGCCAGACGTGGCAGAAATACACGAAGCACACGATCACGGGAGCGCCCGGCGGAGACTGGTTTCATATTGAAATAACTCCACAAGCGGCCGATTCGGTAATTTGGGTAAAAGCCGCATTTTTAAAGGTTTTCGGAGAAATCCCCCAAAACTAAACACGCCTTGACTAAGGTCGGAATTACCGACGAAGGGCTTTTAGATATGACCGGACCTCAAATTGTTAATTACTCCGTTTACATCGGAACGATGGAAAACGGGCAAGAGATACTGGTTCAAATATTTACCGACTCCGAATCGGGCGATTACCTAATGGGGCAAATCGCATTTCGTATGGCTTCCTCATCATGGGGAGTCCCTTATCCATTGGAGAAAAAATGAATAACCCATTCCTATTAATCGGAACGTTCGTTCTTGCGCTTTTCGGTGTATCCGTCATGCCGGAAACAAACGTTCCACAAGTTACACAAACAACTATTTCAGTCGAGCCTTATTTGATCGGACCGACAACGACAACAAGTTCAACGTTATTTATTGATCCTTACGCTTCGGCTTGCGAACAATTCTCGGCGCTTGCAATAAATATCGGTTGGCCGCTTGACCAAAAGACGGTCATTGAATCGATTATTTATCGAGAGTCAAGGTGCATTCCAAACGCGATCAATAGAAAAGATCCGAACGGAGGATCGCGCGGACTAATGCAGATAAACGGTTTTTGGACTCCATGGCTTATTGAGCGCGGAATTATTGAACATAAAAAAGAGTTGTTACAGGCCGAAGTTAACCTTCGCGCTGGATTAGAAATTTACAATTACGGCCTAGATCGTTACGGTTACGGCTGGGGACCATGGAGCGCGACAAAATGAGCGAAGGCGTAGCATTTAATCAAGGCGAACTAACCGAGGAAACGCGCGCGATGTTGCTTCATCAGAAAGCGATCATGGGCTTAATGGACGAAATTATGGCCATTTCAAAAAACCCTCACGCCTCATTAATCCGCGACCTAAAACGGCTTCAAACGGACTTTATTCTCCGCGATCCCGTTCCAGTCTGGGAAGTAGCCGTTCTTGATAAAGCGATCAAAGCGTTAGGGGCTCATTCATGAGCGAACAAATGACGATCTTTGACGCGATCCGCGAACGCGACGAAGCGATGGGAATAATCGATCAAAACACGCGCGAGGAATTTCGCAAAGACGCCCGAAACGCGGTCCTAACCGTCGGACGAATGCGCTTCACGTTTACAAGCGACGACGTATTCGACTGGCTGGATTCTCATCGCTCAACAAAAGCGCACGATCCAAGGGCATTAGGTCCGATCATGTCAAAACTTGCCAAAGAAAACAAAATCACATTTACGGGAGAATATTCACCCAGCCGGCGGAGACATTGTTCCCCGATCCGCGTCTGGCGGCTTGTTTAACTAAACCAAAATCCGATTAAAACGACGAAAGGCTAAGCATGGGGTTCGATCTCAACAACTACGAAACGGTTCACGAACGACTCGTTCGATGGTGGGCCGCATACCCAGACGGGCAGATATTGACGTCTATTCACTACTACGACGGGGACCTTGTTCTCTTTCGCGCGGAGGGATACAACAACGACGGGAAACTCATCGCGACTGGATACGCCGAGGAAATTCGAGGTTCATCGCCGGTCAATAAAACGAGCCATGTCGAAAACGGGGAGACGTCGGCCATCGGCCGCATGATCCAGAACTCGCCCATAGCCTCAAACGGGGAACGCCCATCGCGCGAGGAAATGCAAAAGGTGGAGCGAGGCCCACAAACTAGACAAACGGGCGTCTCGGAGCGTCCTAGCGCGTCTGGCGGGACTCCAGTCCATACCCCAAGAGGCGCTTTCGCTACCCCTAAACAAACGGGCTACATTTCAAAACTTGCCAAGGACGCCGGCATGGACGACCTTCGTTTATTGGAATTTATTCAACGTACAGTCGGCCGCGATGACGCGGTTTTAGAACTTTTAAAATCCCATGAAGCAAGTCAAGTTATCGAGGCCCTCAAATGACACTTTTAGAAATGATTACAGCAATAGAAAAACTTCAAGCCATTTACGGCGAATTATGCGACGAACAAGACAAAGCAAAACAAAAGATTCGATGGGCAATAAATCACTTGGCTGATAAAGTCTGGTCGGAATCGCTTTAATGAAACCGCGCGACAACATGACCGAAGCCGAATTCAAGAACGTCGTTATTTCAATAGCGAAACGTTACGGCTGGTTAATCCATCACGACTTGCCGGCACAAAATGCGCGCGGCAAATGGGCGACCCATATTCAAGGCGACGCCGGCTTCCCGGACTTGCTCATGGTTCACCCAGTAAGCGGAAAAATCCTTGCGGTCGAATTAAAAGCCGAGAAAGGAAAACTTTCGCCACTTCAAAAGCGCTGGTTAATGGCGTTCGATGTGAGCGCGACGTTCAATAGCGTATGGAAACCTTCCGATATGGAATATATTCTTTACACTCTTTCAAACTTTTAAACGTTTTAAAATCGGCTAGTAGCACGACCTAACCCATTCGCTCGGGAGTTGGTGACACTCGGTAACGAGGGTAGATCGGCGCGCTCCGAATCATGCGAGACGAAATGAAACGGGCAAAGCGTCGAGGCGGCCCGTAAACATAATCGGGCGTAGGTTAATGAAATTGGGAACCGTAAAGGGCTATACGGTGGGAGGAACATTAACCTCATTTCACTACACAACTAAACTAAACATAAATAACAAACAACACGCGAGAGTCGAGCCCGACATGACAAACAACAAACAAACAACGAGAGCAAGGCGCGCAAGCGCCGCGCTAGAACAAGCGAAGCGCGTTAGCAAATGACACGCAAGCCCAGCGAATACGATTCAACAACATACAAACGGAACCGCGAACTAATCCTTCGCGATGGTCCGATCTGCCATTGGTGCAGGAAACGACCGGCAACAACCGCCGATCACTTACTAGAGATCGCGGCCGGCGGCGATTCAACACTCGACAACATGATCCCATCATGTAAGCCTTGCAATAGTTCACGCGGAGCAACGTTCAAAAATAAACGAGACGCACAGCGAATACAAACACGAAACAAAATACTTAACGAAGGCGAATCAAACGACGAGCGAACAAATGTTCGTTTTTTGGGAGGGCAACAC